AAAAATATGTATAATAGCCCTGATTATGGAGTAAAACTTGAATAGAACACAATTTTCATCTTTAATATCTAAAGGAGATAAAAAAATGTATGGTAAAAAAACAATGGCTAAGAAAAAAATTAAAAAAATTAGCAAGAAGAAAACTGGTAAAAAGTATGGAAAATAAAGACGTACAAGTTTTTGTAACTGGCATATCAATGACAGGGGAGTCAGATTTAAATGAACACAATAGAACTCCTGAAGAAGATCAAGTCAAATCTGAGGGAGAAGAAATCTGCAATAGCAGAGAAGATGATTGAAGGTAGGGAAACTGATTTTCAATCATATCAAAAAGACGTTGGGATTGCTCAAGGATTGGAAGATGCTTGTGTAATCATTGACGAAACATTAAACAAACTAGACGAAGGAGATGAATGAACCATGACTCATCAACATGAATTAGAAGAAGATATAGCGAAAATCTACACCGATGAAGAGACTAAATCAACAATCGGACAACATCAATTACCAATTCCTATGGGTTGGAAAATATTGATCCAACCAAACCAAATCAAGCAACAAACCAAAGGTGGCATATTGCTACCTGCAAAAGCACAAGAAAATGAAGCATATTTAACTGCTCATGGAATGGTTGCTGGAGTAGGTGAGCTTGCATATAGAGATAGAAATACTGGTGACAGATGGAAACAAACTAATGTTCCCAAAGCTGGTGACAGAGTTACCTATGGCAAATATGCAGGGCAAAAATTAGTGATCAATGGTGTAAGATTTCTTTTACTAAACGATGACGAGATAACATCTATCTTGCCAAAGGGCGTAGAAGTAACTGCATATCTTTAACTGCGAATAACATGGAGAACGCAACCATGAATGAAAATTCTAATCCAATAGAAGAAATCGAAAAAGAAATTGAAAGCACTAAGCAAAAAGCTAGTGAAGACGATTTTGAAATCGAAATAGCTGAAGAGCCAAAACAAGAAGAAACTCAAGAGGAAGAAGAAAAGCCTAAAGAAGACCATAGTAGGGCAGTTCAAAAAAGAATAAATAAAATAACAGAGCAAAGAATAAAAGCAGAACTTGAATCTAAACAGTATCAAGAAGAAACTGCACAATTAAAAGCTCGACTTGAGAGACTTGAAAATAATAATGTTAAGCAACAAAATAACCAAGCACAAAATGCATTTCAACAACGATACAGTTTAACAAAGCAAGCGTTAACAAAAGCAGTTGAAGAAGGTGACACAGAAGCTCAAGTAAATTTCTCAGAACAGTTAGCTGATCTAAGAGCAACTATAAGAGTAAATGAGATGCAACATCAAATGAAGGCACAACAAGAAATTTCGCCTACAGTTGGAAAAGCAAAACAAACCTCAGTTAATTCTGCACCACCTAAAGCTATGGATTGGTGGAAGAAAAACGATTGGTTTAATAAGAAGGGATACGAAAGAGAAACGGCTGCAGCAAGAGCTATAGACGTACAACTTGACTTAGAAGGCAACGATAAAAATGGCGATGTTTATTATAGCGAGTTAAATAATCGTTTACAAAAAATGTTTCCCGAGTTAATATCAAGTAACGACCAAAGTACAAGAGTAAAAAGCAGAAAGACAGTAGCACCAACTGCGGGTGGCTCTACATACAGAGGTAATAGGGTTCGTATGACTCAAGATCAATTGCGAATGGCTAGGGAACTTGGAATAAATGATGAGGCAGGTCTTAAAAAATATGCATCAGAAATACAAAAAAGCCAAAGGAGTTAGTTATGAGTGAAAGAAATGTAAGAGCAAGCGAGTCAAGGGAGAATATTAGGGATGAGGAGTCAAGACCTCAAACTGCGTGGACTCCACCAGCATTATTGGATGCACCACAGCCAAGAGATGGGTTTGTCCAAAGATGGGTAGCTACGTCAATACAGGGCAAGGACACACCAGACAATGTATACAAACGTATGCGAGAAGGGTGGGAAGCTAGACCTGCGAATACTGTGAAAAATCAGTTGTTTCCGACTATTAATCACGGACAATGGGAAGGTTGCATTGGAATTGAAGGAATGTTGCTTTGTGAAATGCCAAAAGAAAAGCATAAACAAATGAAATCTTATTATAGCAATAAGAGCTCAGAGCAAAACGAATCTCTTTCTGGTGATCTGAACGCATTAGAGAATAGAACTGGACAAAAAATCTATCAAGAAAGAAAAAGTTCAGTTAGTGGTGGTAGGCAAGTGTCTGCCATGAACGATTAATCTTACTTAGGAGAATAAAAAAATGGCAAATGTTGATGCTGCTTTTGGGTTAACACCCGTTCGTCATCTGAGTGGTTATGGTTACTCTCGTGCAAACGTCTATACTATTGCTTCTGGTTTAGCTGAAAACATCTTCACAGGTGATGTAGTTATAATCATAGCAGCTGGGGTTTTAACACCTCATACTGCTGGAGAAGTTAATAATATTGGTGTTTTCGCTGGTGTTTCATATACTGCTGCAGATGGGTCTTTCATCTACTCACAGTATTGGCCATCAGGCACAGTTGCTACAAATATAAAAGCATATGTGTATGATGATCCTTATACTGTTTATAAAGCTCAATCTGCTGGTACTACTGCACAAACAAACATAGGAAACTGTGCTGATCTTGTAGCTGGTGCTGGTGCGACTTTAACAGGTCAGTCTGGTTTTGAGTTATCAGGAACAATGGCAAATGGTACTGCAACTGCTAAAATTATAGGTTTGTATGATGCCCCAGATAATGCCTTTGGTGCTAATGCAATAATGGAAGTTATTATCAATGAGCATCTGCTCAAAGATAGTGCTGGAATATAGGGAGATTTAGACAATGGCAATGAATAGAGCACAATTTGCAAAAATGCTTGAGCCGGGTCTTAACACCCTGTTTGGCTTAGAATATGATAGTTATCCACCAGAGTATGCAAAGGTCTTTGAAAGCAATACTTCTCAAAAAGCATTTGAGGAAGATGTATTGTTAACAGGATTTGGAGCAGCACCTACAAAAGACGAAGGTTCTGGTGTATCTTATGACTCATCATCCCAACAATGGACTGCTAGATACTCACATGACACAGTTGCTTTGGCGTTTTCTGTTACAGAAGAAGCTGAAGAAGATGGTCTGTATGGTTCTATCGCTTCACGTTATACAAAAGCACTTGCTAGATCAATGGCAACAACCAAAGAGATTAAAGGTGCAAATGTACTAAATAACGCAACTAGTACTGCAGGTGGAGATGGTGTATCACTATTAAATACAGCACACCCTACTCAAAATGGAAACCAGAGTAACACTTTGGCAACAGCAGCAGATTTATCAGAAACTTCATTAGAAAGTATCTTGATTAATATTGCTGACATGAAAGATGATCGTGGTCTTAGGATCGCAGCACAAGGAACAATGTTAATTATTCCTACTGCTTATACTTTCGTTGCAGAAAGATTACTTGAGTCTCAGTTAAGAACAGGTACTTCAGATAATGATCTCAATGCTATTAAATCTGGTGGTTTTTTACCACAGGGTTATCATATCATGAGACGATTAACTGATAGTGATCAATTCTTTATTAAGACAGATGTTCCTGATGGTCTTAAAATGTTCCAAAGAAGTGCTATGAAAAAAGGCATGGAAGGTGACTTTGAGACAGGAAATGTACGTTATAAAGTAAGAGAAAGATATTCTTTTGGTTTTACTGACTGGCGTGGTATTTTTGGCACAGAGGGTGCAGCCTAACAACTAATAGAGAAGAGGGTTGATTGGTTCCCATCCTCTTCTTTTTAACCTTGATTGCAATTATGCAAACTAACCCAAGACAAGGAGAATGACATGGGTACTTCAACTTTTAGTGGTCCGTTAAGATCACAAGATAGTCTTAAACTAATTAGTAAAGATACAACTAGTGGACTAATACAAGACAGAACATTACATGGTAATGCAGCAAAAGACACTCGCAGATATTACTTAGAAGAATGGTTTGAAAATTTACCTAAAATTAATGGCTTCCTTATAGGTTCAGAAACTAAAGACTTTGGTTCTATTGCTGATGGTGATGAATTAATTGAAGATGTAGCAGTAGTTGGTGCAGTACTTGGTGACTTTGCAACTGCTTCTTTAAGTGTTGATACAGTTGACCTTACTCTTACAGCGACTGTAACTGCAGCAAATGTCATAACAGTTAGTTTAGGAAACTTTACTGGTGGTGCTATTGATCTAGCTTCAGCTACTCTAACAGTAAAAGTTATTCCATTAGCTATTGTAGCTAACAATGGTGCTAATGCAAACTTTGAAGTTCTTGGTACAAACATGACTAGTGCATTATCAACTAGAAATGCAACTGCAGCAGGAATTACAATAACAACTGCTGGTGCTGACCAAGACCAATCTATCCTAGCACCACATTTAGATGCTGCCACAGCATGGGGTTCTACAAAGTGGGGAACAGAAAACCAAACAGTTTGGGAATGTTCAATAAATTCAAATGCTATTGATAATCAGAAATTTTGGGCAGGTCTAAAGTTAACTAATGATCAATTAGTAGCAACTGATGCTAATCAAGCCTATTTTAAATTTCAAACTGATGCTACAAACTCTGAAGCATTTACTGATTTTACATTGTTGCATTTTGTACATAGTGTAGGTGGAACTGACTTTATTAGTGTTTTACCAATAACAGTTGTAGCAAATACTATTTATCATCTTAAAATAGAAATTGATTCAGCTAGGAAGCTATCAATATTTGTTGATGGTCAACAGTACAACATTACAACCACAAGTGGTTCAACTGGAGGAACAGCAGTTACTACAGGAACAACCAAGAGTGGTGCAATGACTGACAATATAGATTTAATACCTTATATTGGCATTGAAGCTGGTGCAGGAGCAGCAGAAGCACTTGATGTTCATTATCAATGTATAAGTAGAACATTGTTTGAGTAAAATATAATGGGGGATTAATTTCCCCCACTTTTATAAGGAGATATATATGTCATCTTCAGATGTACAAGTAGCATTTATCGCAGATGAAAATGCAGCAGACCCAGATAGACTAGTTACGGCAGATAGACCAGACACTTCAGCGACAATGGCAACAACTACTTTCTTAGGTGGTGGTGCTAGAAATGTAACAGTAACAACTACTGGTACTGGTGATGAGGATAAAACTTCTACAATTACAGGCACAGATGTTTTTGGCAATGCTATTACAGAAATCATAACTTCTACAGGTTCAGCAGAAGCAGTAGCAGGTGCTAAATTATTTTTAACAGTTAGTGCTGTAGAATGTTCTGCTAAATATGCAGCGAACATTACAGTAGGCTCTGGATCATTATGTGCAAGTGCTATTGGTGGTGGTGGTCGTACTAGGATGAAAGGATACTCAATCGTGTCTGCTGGAACAGCAGGTCTAGTTGACTTTTACAATGGTACTCCAGAGGATGGAACTATTTTTTTTAAAGCACAGACAATAGGAACTGATAATACAACTATAGATAATACAATACCAGATGAAGGTATTTTGTTTGGTAGTGGCTTGGCTATTGCATACACAGTTGCTACAGTTGTATTAGCGAACATATTTTTTGCATAAGGTGAATTAATGGCTACTTCAGGAAGTGTTGCATTTAGACCCAATGTAGAGGAAATAATAGCTGAATCTTTTGAGAGATGTGGTATTGATCCTCAAACTAGGACTGGGGATCATTCAAGAGCAGCAAGAAGAAGTTTAAATTTATTATTTTCAGAATTTGCAAATAGAGGTATAAACTTTTGGACTGTTACCCAAAACACATTGACATTAGTTAGTGGCACAACAAATTACACATTGCCAGTTGGTACTATAGACATATTAGATGCTGTAATAAGAGATACTTCATCAGGCACAGACCAAATAATAAATAGGATTACAATACAAGAGTATAATCAAATTCCTAATAAGACTAATGCAGGTAAGCCAAGTCAATTTATGATTGATAAGCAATACACTCCTGAAATCTATTTTTGGTCTGTTCCTAATGTGTCTACATTAAGTATGGTGTATTGGGCAATGAACCAACAAGAAGATATTACTGCATCAAATCAAGATACAGATATACCTTACAGATGGAGTGATACTTTATGTGCTGGTTTATCTGCAAAACTTGCTATAAAATATGCACCAGATAAATTTCAGATATTAAATGAAATGTATGAAAGGTCTTTTAGTTTTGCAGCATCTTCAGATAATGATGGTGTAAGTCTTAGAATACAACCAACAGCATTGAATATTATATAATGGCAAGATACGCATCAGGTAGAAAATCAAAGGCAATAAGTGATATAACTGGCTTTAAGGTCAATTATACTTCTTTAAAAACAACCTATGATCATTTGCGTGTTGAGCCGGAAGAATTTGATATAAAGCACCCACAGTTAACGCCTGCTAAAAATGTAGTTGATGCAACTGCTTTATTTCAGCCAAGACCAGATAATGCACAAGAAAATGTAAAGCTATTTTTAGAATTTAATTCTGACATTTTTGCAAGTAAAATTGAAAAATCACAAAAGGGCATAGGTGTTAAAGGTAATGCACAAGTTGCACCATTAACATCATCAAGTTTTAATTTTGGTGCTGATAGTGGTGTTGCAACT